GCCGACAGAATTGATGCGGAGGTGAACACGCTGGCCGGAAAGTTTTTTGAGTTCGGCAAGAAAGGATTTTGCGGTGACGCCACCAAAACCGATCTCATCATAAATGGACACTTCGGCTTCGCCGTCTTCGGTCTGTTGAATTGCATACCAGTGGCGACTCATTGCGCTTGCTGCGGTGTCAATGCGCTGCCGTTGTTTGTCGGCGGTGCAGGGTTGGGGTTGAAAGTGGCGATGCTGTCGGCGCTGATGCCAAACTCGGCGGACAAGTCGGCCAGATATTTGGCCTCGACGGCGCGCTGGCGGAGTTGGTCTTTCCACTCAAGGCCGCGCTCGCTGTAGTCCTCGGAGTAGGTGCGGAGGCCCGCGCGGACATCGTTAAGGTTGGCTTGTGCTTCGCGTCCGTAGTCCACGCTTGCAGCAGCCGGGCGCTGCCATTCGACGCGCCACCAATTTTCGTTCTGCGGGATGAGGCCGCGCTGCATACCGAGCGTGATGACGTGCGCCCACACGCGGGAGCAAAGGCGGTCGATGAGCAGGGCTTGGCGCTGCTCAAAGGTGCGTTGAGCGCGCACCAGCACAGCGCGCAGGGCTGCGCCGCCAGCATCGGCGGGACGTGCGGCAAACTCCCACGGCACGCCGATGTTGAGGCAGACTTCTCTCAAGAGGAGGTCGCAGAAGTCGCGGAAGTTTTGTGTCGGGCGGTTCGATGTCCACGAGATCAAGTCTTCGCCCATGCCGAGGCGCGGGATGGCGCCGCCTGCGTTGCCGAGGGATTCAACGGTGACTTCGCTGTTGTCCTGCGCGTTGACGCTGGCGGTGGATTCGCCAAAGAAGTCGGCCCCCTGCGGGTTGCTCGACTTGATGGCGAGGGCGATATAGGAGGAAATTTTGAGCGCCATCTTTTCAAAGCTGATGGCGTCCGACACATCGCGGAGGTGGTTGATGGACGGGGCGAGCGGCGTGACGTAGCGCAGTTCGTCGCCTTGGCTGGCCTCGCCAACGTGGATAAGTTGCTGCGCGGGGATGTCCTCAAAACGCTGCGCCGGGTCAACGCCATCGCCAACCAAATGGCGATAGAAGATCGGGCGCATCTGCGGGTTCACCACCACGCCGTCGATGATGTTCTGCGCGCCTTCGCGGGCGGTCGGGTTGCTCGGCTCGTAGATCGAGGAGCGCGCATCGCCAATGCGGTGGGCAAGGATGAGTTGCAGCGCGGGATACCCGGTGCTTTGTGCCGTGGCGCGGAAGAAAACCTCGCCGTCGCGGTCGATGGCGACCGAGGCAATACGCTGCATCTCGCGCCAAGTGTAGCGGCCTTGGATGTCGGCAACCCGGCTCCATTGCTCAAAGAAAGTCTCGGCAGCGTTGTCCCAAGCTTCATCGCCAGATCGGGCCTGCGGGCGGATGCCCGTGCCTGTGGCGTATCTGGCTTTTTCGCAAATCAGCCCACGGACAAAGGGCATATTGTTGTAGACCCAGCGGCTCAACTTCATCAGCCGTTCGCGGTCGGCTCCGCTGACATCAATGTGCGAGTCGGTTGCGGTCGCGTTATACGGGAACCTTCTCTGAATCGAAGGCCGCGCTGCATCGTAGCTTTGCGCCTTGGGCGAGAATGCTTTCGTTACCAGTTTCCAGCGGTCGGCGAGTTTCATCAGTGCAGCGGGTAGTTGAAGGCCGCGATGGCGGTCTTGCTGGTCTTGCGTGTCAGCCAGAGTTCCAGGTCGGCGCTGGATAGGTTGCGGATCTGGTTCCAAGCGTAGAAGGCGAGCTCGGCCACGGTGCCAGCGGTCTGGTCGGGCGGGAGCGCAAAAGAATAGCTCTTGCCCCCCATAGAAACGGAAGTGATGACCTTGCCCCCTTCTTTGGCGACTGCGAAATTGTTGGAGGCGATGGCCTCAAGCGCCGCGACTGTCTTTGTCGCGTCTTTGTTGTTTGCTACCCAGACTGAGAAAACAAAGGAGCGCGGAGACATTGCTCACGCGCGGCGGTGTCAATCGGCGGGCTTGGCCTTTTGCTTGGCTCGATACTTGGCCCACCGCGCTCGAATAGCGGCTTGCGCCTGCTCGCGTGTTCGGGCCTTGCTTGGCCCCTTAACCTTGCCGCCTTTGCTGCCAGTGGCGCGAGTGTCCACGAAGCTGGCTGGCAGGGGCTTGTTGCAGTTCGGGCATTTCACGCCCGCGATGTTAGATGGCATCGTTGCCAACCTCAATAGGAAGCTCCAGCTGCGGGTCGGCGGCTTGAACGCGGGCGACTTGAACAAGGTGCGCGTGGCGAATCACAATCTCGGTCAGCTTGAGAGCGGAGGCGATATCGTAGTCGTGCTGCGCGTTGAAGTGCGCGGCGGCGTGGGAGATTTCGGTGATGTTCATTGTGTGTGCCTTTTTATTCCCGAAACGGGTCGCAAGATTTGCCGATTTGCAAAATTCTTTTGGTCGGCTTGTTCGGCACGATGCCGTTGAGGTGCAAGCAGCGCCACTCGTCAGCGATTCGTGCGGCGAGGTCTTCTGACTTAACTCCTATCTGTTCGTAGGCAGAACAGGCGATAGCGGCAAAAACGGCCTTTGGGATGTTATCGAACACTCGGTCGAGGTCGATCTGGTATTGGTTGCGGTGATTTTTGAGGTGCATTGTGTGTGGTGATTTGCGCGGGGGATGGAACCCCGCGCGGATTGTTAGAATCGGTAGTAGCGGCGTCGGAAAGCGCAGAACGCATCCGTGTTCGGCCAAGTCATTTCACCCGACTCGCCGTCATTCCATGTGACCTTTGCGCCGATGACGGCAACGCCGTTTTCGTCTGCCGTGGTGTAGCACGTGCCAACCGCGATCGGACGTTTTGCTGCGAGAGTGGCGCGCATATCTAAAGCGTGCTGCACGTCCAAGGGGTTTTCCCCCAAGGCTTCCGCCATCAGCGCGGCCTCGCTGATGTCGTGCACATAGCAAACGAGCGGGCCGGTATTGTAATCGTGATCGCAATAAATTGCGTGCGCTGCGTCGATGGGCTGCGCGGCGGTGGTGTTCCCCGCGCCCGTTGTGGTGTTCTGTGTTTTCATTACTCCCCCATAATACGCCAGCCGCTTGCGTATGCAAGGAAAAAGATCACCTTTTTTGAAAATTTTTTTGCCCCCTGCTAACCCCTTGATTTTGGGGGTTTTACTCTGTGGGCTCGTCCAGCTTCGGCTTGATGATGTTGCCGTATTCAGCCAGCGCCAGAATCATCAGTTCGCAATCGAGCATATGGTCAGGACGGCGCCCGACTTGCTTCCAGATGTAGTTCTCTCGGCCCGTGAGCGGCGAGCGTTTGACCACCTTGCGGTGCGCGTCGAGGTGCGCTTTGTATTCCTCGGAGGCATCAGCGGCCACCGTCCACGCCGGGCCTTTTCCGCCGCGCAGCCATTCCAGCACATCCTGCGCGGCGGGTGACGAGAACAGCATGAGGAAATAGCCGCGCCGATACGGCTTGAGGACGGAGATGGCCTTGCGAAGCGTCTTGCCGAATTTCACTCCGTAGCCGTCCGCGCGGTCTTCGCCCTTGGCCGGGATGTAGCGATTGCGGAGGCAGACATCGAGCACCTCGTCGGTGCGGAAGCCTGAGTCAACCACCACGAGCTTTGCCATTGTGCCGCCAATGTTGCGCTGCTGGTCGAGGCCAAGTTCCTGCACCTTAAACTCCAGATCTGCCCAAGTGGTGAGTCGGCCTTCGTCCACGAGTTTGCTGCTGCCGTCTTTGGCGAAGGCGCGGCAGGCGAAGTAAAAGCAATCTTGCTGAACGTCCACGGCCATGATGCGGGCCGTGCCTTCTTCGGGTTCGGTGCGGAGGTTGTATTCGCCCACGGTTAGCGGGCGGCTCTCGTCGGTCATGGCGTCTTCCCACGGCTCGGCGAGGATGCTGTTCACAAAATCTTGCAGGCCCATGAGCGAGGACTTGTCTTGCAGGAATTTGACGGCCAGCGCGCCGAAGCTGCGGCGCACGGAATAAAGCGCGGACAAGTGGTAGCTGCGATGGCCCGGCAATGCGTTGGCGTTCTCCGCGCGCCATTCCCCTCCCCGCAGCATCTTGGTCTTGAGCGCGTCTGTGATGTGGCCGTTGCAATGCGGGCACT